AATGAAGATAAAGAGTTTGTGACGTTCTCTAAAATAATTTGTACTAGAGAAGATAAAATGGATCTCATAAAAATAATATCTAAAGATCTTGGATTGGATAGTCAAAAGCTATTATTATCTTTAGAGGTTCATCATAGAACTATGAAGGAAATAGAAAATGTTATAAAGACTCTTAGACCTTAACACAAAGAATAGAGAGCAGATCAATTCTGCTCTCTTTATTTTTTTATTTATAATCTCGGTTGTATACTATAAATATGAGAAATGAGACGATATAGTAATCTAATTTAAGGAGAAATATAATGAATAATGTAAATAGCAAAATAGAAATGCGTAAAACTACTACCATTATCCACAACTATGAACCTGGGGATAATGAGTTTATTGAACGCAAATTCTCAGTATACAATAAAGCATATCATAGATTAGAAGCTAAGGGTATGTATTATGATGCAGAAAAGAAAGATTTATATCTTCCTGCAGGTATAGAGCAGTATTATATAGAAAGATCTTTTGGTAGAGATATCTTCCATAAAGTAGGTCCTGATAAATATGCTAGGGTAAGTGGAGTAAAGTTAAAATACACTCCAAGAGATGAAAAGCAAAAAGAGGCTATTAAATTCTGTTTAGGAATGCCTCCATATGAAAGAAATGAAAGAGCAGCTCAGTTACAAGTAAATTTAAACACTGGTGTTGGTAAAACATATGTAGCCATAGTAACCTTTGCATATCTTTCTATGAGAACTATGATGATTACATCTTCATTAGATTGGATAGATCAATGGAGAGAAAAGATCAAAGAATACACTAATCTTAGAGATGATGAGATTTATACTATAGCAGGAGTTGGATCTATTGCTAAACTTATTAATGGTATGAAAGATGTATCTAAGATTAAATTCTTCTTATGCTCTCATAGCACTATTAAGTCTTTTGCTAAGAAATATGGTTGGGATATGGTATCTGCTCTATTTAGAAGATTAGAAATTGGTGTTAAGATATATGATGAAGCACATTTGTGGTTTGATAATATCTGTATGATTGATTTTTTTACAGATGTGGCAAAGACTTATTATCTAACAGCTACTCCTATTCAATCTGATTTCTTTAATAATAGAATATATCAAACAGCTTTTAAAACTGTTCCATCTATTGACTTGTTTGATGAAGATAAAGATCCTCATACTAGTTATATATCTATGCTGTTTAATTCTCATCCTAAAGCAACAGATATATCATCTTGTAGTAATATCTATGGATTTGATAGGGTCAAATATACTGAGTATCTTACATTCCAAGAAAACTATTATAAGATACTGAAGATACTAATGGTTATGATAGAACAAACAGTATCACCACAAGGCAAAGTTCTAATATATATTGGAACTAATTATGCTATCATGAGAACCTATTATTGGATAAAGTATTATTATCCTAATTTAAGTGTAGGGTTGTTCTCATCCTTAGTTCCAAAAGAAAGTAAGACTAAAGAGCTTGATAATAGAATTATACTTACTACCACAAAATCAGCTGGTGCTGCATTAGATATCCAAGGATTAGAAATGACTATCGTTCTTAATGAACCATTCAAATCTCAAGTATTAACAAAGCAAACCTTTGGTAGGACTAGAGCTCATAATACAAGATATGTAGATGTAGTAGACGTTGGCTTCTCTACTCTAAAACACTATTATGCTTCTAAGAAACCTCTATTTAAAAAGATTGCAACAGATTGTGTAGAAATACAATTATCAGATCATGATATCAATCAAAAGCTATTAGAGATTGAAAGAGAAGAAAAGAGAAGATTACAACTTATACAAGATAGACCTAATTTGAAACAAGTAGTTGAATTGACACAAAAAGATGGAGAAGGGAATTAATCCCTTCTCCAATCCTTTGTTTGTGCAGTAAATTGAAATTTTTCTACAAGTATTGTGTTTCTATGTCATAACATACATTTTGGTCAAAGTTTACACCACGGTAACTCAATAGAATCATAAAATGTACAAAAATGAACCTATCATCTTTTAATTAAGCAGTTTCTAAATTAAGCTAGTATTCTTTCATTACAGTTTTATATAAAAGGTTTGATGTATTGTCATTATACATTCTTAATATTGGTTACTTGAGGTAATGAGAATACTATTTAAATTTAGACCACAATTATCCTTGATTTGTTGTAACAAGTTTTGTGTGGAAAAATAATTATTTATTTTTAATACCGTGCTCTTTATTAGGATTTTGATTAAAATCTGATAGGATTTTATGAAAGAGACCAACTAAGGAATTGTTGCAAAATACTTTTTGGAGAAAGTTAAATGTTACGATACCATTGTAGTTGGAAAAGTATGTGAAAAAACTCACAATAGTAGGTCATAATATTTAAGAGAGTTTTAAGGTGAAGCAAAATATTGAATATAATGTATAGAGCATTTTCTGATTAGAAAAACTTTTCGGTCTAATTTATACTCACCTTAAAAATGTATTTTCATACAACACTATTTTTTTTATTAAGTTTTAAAATCTCTTTCATTATTATTTAGTTAGGATTTTCATTTAGAATTAATATTGGGCTCCACCCATATCTCCTCCATCCCCACCAGCAGATACAGGTTTATTAGCAGCTGTTTTAGCTTTAGCCTTGTCAGCCATTGCATTAATCTTATCCATTGGTAAGAAGGAATCATAATAGTATTCCATAAGAAGAGAAGTGAATGCTAATTTCTCTTGCTCATTTTGAGAGGAACCAAATTTCATTTGAACGATATTTTGAATCAACTCTTGAGACATAGACAAGATTTGAGATGTGTTAGTAAAGTTTAACATGATTGGAGGAGGAAGTTCTACTTTAACAATAGAATTTGTATTATATTCATATTGATAAAGTTTAGTATAAATAGCAGATAAGATTGGCTCATATAGTTTTTGTCTAGCATAAACCTTAATAAGGAATCTAGCATTACTCATAGTAAGATGAGTAGCTGTAGATTCTTGATATCTACTGTTTACCATTTCCAAAGAAACACCTGTTTGGTTTACAGCCATTTCTTCTAGCATATTCATAAACTCTGTTTTAACTTCTACGTTTTGACCAGGCATAATTTCAAAACTTACAGGAGATTCACCGTTAGCATTTTGAGGGATTACTAAGTCATTAAATCTACCAGTAACGTTCATGATATTATTCATATTTTCAATCTGACGTAGATTGAAGTTAGAACGTTTGATTTGGTTAATTACATTAAGGAGTACAGATGTGATATTTGTATCAATTGTTTGTTTTACATGATACAAACGTTTATCATAACCACGAGTCAATAATGCAATTGTATTAGAGATATATAAGCAAGTATATAACTTAGCTGGGAATAAAGATTTAACAATATCAGATACTCCACGATGTGTCTTCTTATTCAATTCGAAGTAAGAATGAATAATATCAGATGGTGGGATAAAACTGATACGAAGTTTAGTAGTCTTACCATTATTATCTGCATTGTATTTCAATACAGTATAGATCTCTTTAGCAATATCTTGATTAGAATTAATGAATTTCTTATCAATTCTTTGAGCAATCTTTCTAGCAATCTTCATAAGAACTTCATTATCTTGAGTAGAAGTGCCACCATTTGCTTCATTCTCTCTAGCAGTTCTTCTAGGTCTCATACCGCCTAATGTAGAAGTAAATGTCATTTGTTCTTCTGCATTACCACCATTAGGATCATTCATTTCGATATAATAATATCCTAAGCAGGTATTGTTAATATAGATAGGTTTTACCCTATCATGCTCTAAGATCTCAAATACAGCACCAGGAATTTCCAACTGTTCTGCATCATTAGCTTTTGTTGGTTCATCTAGATCTTTTAAACCATCATCAGCTAAACTAGTAGGACCTTCTAAAGTTCCTCCTTGAGCAGCTTTCTTTAATTTTTTATTAATATTTTTAAAATAAAGAGAGTTAGAAAGATATGCATTGCGTGCAGAACCAAGCGACTCCTCACCAAATAGAGAGACAGTTTCACTGAAAATGCGTCTCATATTACATTCCTGAGCAATGATACCAGGAATTACTCCTGTTTTGTTTATTTCAATATCTAATCCAGAATATTCGATATTATTAGATTTTAATCCTTCTAAACTTGAATCGGATAAAGTAGATTCAGATAAATCATATAATTCTTGAGCTCCAAATGATTTTAGTTTAGATTCATCAGTATCTGTATATCTAAAACTTAGAGTCTCATTAATAGATTGCAATCCTTCATTAATAGATTCTTCTGTAAGAATTCCTTCTTCAGATAACAAACTTGCTCCATCTGTTCTAGCAATAAGTTTTTCTAGAGCTCTTTTATATGGTACAATATATACAAACTGTTCACCATATTTTGCTGTCTTAGAATATAACTCATTTCTAAAAGCTTCTAGATCATATTTTCTAGCAAACAGTTCTAAGTCAGAACCATCAGCTTCTGATTTATTATTGTTATCATTTGTAATTCCAGCACCAGCAACATTTTCGATACTAATACGAACAGCATCATCATTAAAGTGGTCTGCAGATAATACGTTATCTTTTTTAATATCTAACGCCTCATCTAATTTAGGCATATATTTGCAAACAGTATCAATCTCTCTATCTAGATCTCTAACCAAAGCATTTTGGGAATAGATATCCATGATATCTGCTAATACTGTTTCATCTTCTAATGCAGATCTGATTTCATTAAGAGAATCAGTATCATTTCTGGCTAATGTTCTAGCATAGAGATCAGCCATATTTGTTCCGCCATTTTGAGCTTTGGCTTTATCAATAAGACCTTCTAAGTCATCATCCATCTTACGCTTGATACTATCAATATATTTACTATTATCATTATTCGTAAAATATGTATTCTTATATAGGTCATCAATGTTAGCTTGGATACTACCAGCAATTTTTTTGTTCGTATCCATACTTACAATAGGTAGCTCATCTGGTGTCGGAGTACGTCTTCCTTTTTTATTGTCGTCAGCCAATGATTTGTACCTCCTAAAAATAAAATGTCGATTTTAGCAATAATTACCTTAATGTACCGGGGATACTATTTAATCACTTTGACATAAAGAACCTCTATACCGCCGAAACGGTATAGAGGGATAGATTGTGTATTATTAATCTTAGATAGTAGATTTAAGGTTAACAATGCTATCATATGTTGGGGAATCTGCAACAGTAGCGTCAGCAGAACCAGCATATACTTCAACAGCTGCTTCAGGATGCAAGGATTTGTTGAGGATATTGTATCCGAATTCCATTTCATCGAAGCAAGTGTGTTTGTTAATGAAATCTAAGAATTCCACTGCACGTTGGTTTACAATTCGACCAGGAATTGGGAAACCATTGAATTGCAATGCGATTTCAGAGAAGTTGATTTCACCACGAGTTACGTTGTAAATAGAAGTATTAGCAACGTTTGGTTGGCAAGAAGCAAGGATGTATGCTTTTTCAACATTCAAGCCAGTGTTATCAGTTACAATCAATAAGAAATGGAAGATTTCAGATTGGTAACCTTTTGTAAGACCAGCATTGTCTTTACCTGTATATTCAGGATATTTAAGCAAACCATTGTAACGTTTGAATTGAGTACGAGGGTCTTTTACGCCACGAATGAATAATTCGTTAACCTTAGTAATCAAAGAACCAGAACGTTCGTAATAGTTCATGCTGAAGGAAGTACCACCTTGTTCAGTAGTTTTTGTAATAATGTTGAGATCAGTGATACCGTTTGTTAATTGGTTAGTTTCTGCACCGATATCTTCAATACCTTGAGCACCACGGAATTCATATTCTAAGATATGACGGTAGTTACGAATCAAAGTATCGTATGTATTATTACGGCTTCTAAGAGCTGTCAAGAATTTAGGAATATCAAGACAGATCAAGAAGGAGTACCCAGTTTCGTACAAATCAAATTGTTGAAGATTTGTGAAGTCTGTTACACCACGCATCAATGTATATTTGGTTACATCGCGAGGGTCGAGGGTACTGTCAAAAATATTGCTTACGGTTTCTTTAGACATTATTTATTACCCTCCTATTAATCCAACGCAATAATCTTGAAGATCTCTGTTTGAACGAAATTACGGAATTTAACGTACAAGCAAGCATAGATAATTTTATTGGAATTATACAATGCATTGGATACGTATTCGATTTCGAAGGAAGAGAACAAGTTAGAATAACGGTTAACGATCAAATCATTTACGTCTTTCTTATACTTAGTCAAGTCATCACCATCAAGGAAGCTATAACGGATCTTAGGACAAAGTTCACGAATAGCTTTGATTACTTGTTGAACGGCTAGAACGTTATTGATCCAAGATAATTGAGTATATCTTGTTTGAGAAGTATACTCAGAGTTCATAGTCAATACGTCACCGTTATAGAAAGATAAGTAGTTGATACGAAGATCATCTAATTCTTTGAATTGGTTAACGTATGGAGTATGTTTTGGAGCAAAGTTCAATGTACCTTCAACATATGTATCATTAGGGATAATGATTTCATATTTTTGACCACAGAATGGACGGTTACGACCATTGATGAAGTGTTTAACAAATAGACGAGTTAAGTCATAAGTAACTGTAACAGGAATTTGTTTCTTAGTATAAGGATCATAAATTTCGTAAGAGTTCATATATGTTGCACAATAACGATTCTTAGCGTTTTCATAATCTTTAATACGAAGTTCTTCAATAGAGTTTACGTTAAGACCCATATCACGGAAGTATACGAAGTCTTCACGGAATGCAGCCAATTGTTCAATAGCACGTTTAACTGGTTTTGGATAGTTAGCATCGAAAATACAGTCAATACGGTTGTTATCTAAGTCATAGATATCATCAGAGAAAGAACCATCGAAAGCTTTGATCAATTCTGCTTCATATTCTTTAGCTTTAATAGGACGATCGCCAAAGGAACCATTGGAGCCATTTTGCAATCTAATACCCATTACGTTAGAAAGGTTTACACCATCAGAAACGTCTACAGCAAGGTTATTGTAATCACGACCATTCAAGTCTGTACCGAACAATACATCAGCCATTTTGAAGTCATCATCGCCGATTAAATAACCTACGTTGTTTACGAATGCATCATATTCGTCATCGAAGAATAATGCACGAAGTTGACGAGATTGCATACGGATTGCATTAGACAATGCCATATTTTTATCTTTTTCAACAACGTCTGGGTTCATTGTGAAGGAAATAGTTTCTAATGTAATACCATTTTCGATAATGTCGATGAAATAGCGCACATAGGAAACTGGATGGGAGCTAGTAGTGTCAGAATAAATACGGAAAGATTTATTAGAAGCACCACGACCATTATCAGCTAACAAGAACAATACATATTCGTCATCTTCACCGATTTCATGTTTATGACCGAAATCGTTTTTCAAGATCTTACCGAATTTTTTAACATCGTTGCCATCAGAAGCAACAGATTTCAAACGATAAGTGATTTTAACGAAGTTTTCCAATACAGGAATATTCGCAATACCATTTGTATTAGCATCTGTAGTAAGTCTGTTAGTTGTAGGGTTTGTAAACAATGGAAGACCACTGTCGTTTGTTTTTTGTTTCTTTTCGTTCTTAACTTCTGCAACTACACCAATATTTGCAAGAGTAGCATCAGTAGCAACAATACGTTTGAAAGTAACGTAGCCACCAGCATTGATAATATTTGCAGCTTGGATTAAAGGTTGACCATGTTTGGAGTAAGAAGGAGTTTTACCGTATAAATCAAAAAATTCATTACCGAAAACTTTATGTTTCCATTCTTCAGGACCTTTATCAGCAGAACTTGCGACCATGAATATCGGACGGTCAGTAGTGTCTTCTGTAATGCTCGTAAGAGATCGAATATCAGACTGATCGTCGATGATGGTAGTTACACCAGGAGCTGGCATATCGAGTTCCTCCTTTTTCATTAAATAAAAAAGTTATTAATTTTTCGAAAAACTAATAATTTGAAATCATTACAATCAATGATTATTAGTGATTCTATATATATAGAACCTAAGGATTATCATATTTCACTATAATGACGAGGACACATAGCAAAAAATGGCCCCCAGATTTAATATAATGTTATACTAGAGCCTTCTAGCTTGATTGCTAGTTCTCCCCTACTAAGATCTCTTCTAAAGGTGTTTCTTTAGGATTTTCATTAAGCATAGCAGCTAATACAGACTCATCAAAGTCTTCAGAGATCAAAGCTGTATATGGGGAAATAAGTCTAGATACATTACGGAGAGACATGGACTTATATGCATTCATATCTTTAGAACCAGATAATCTGAATGGAATAGTTTCATCATCTTTAGCTCTACAAGTTTCAGAAATAGCAAAGCCAAACATTTGGTTATTAATCCCATAAGAGAAACCATTGATTGCCATATTGTCGATAACCAAGTCCTGAATATCTTGATATGGAATAGTATTGATAATATAACCAAGCATAAAGAATAGATTAAGCATCTTTTCACAATTACCAACGAATTTGATAACTTTTGTAGATACAATGATTTGATCATCATCTCTATATCTAAACACTCTATAATCTTCTGGATCGCTATTCGCAGTAAGTTTAAGTTTCTTAACCTTAGTAACCTCATAAGGTCTAGTAGCAAACATAGATGGGAATTTAAACATTCTCAACCCATCATTTTTACCAGTTTCGATATCTTGAACAGTATAGTTGAAAATACCCATAATATTGATATAATCACCTTCTTGTTCTGCAATATTTCTATCGAAATACTTCTCTGGTATATAAGCTACCATTTCTTTACCCTTAGCTGAGAATAAAATAGATTCTTTCTCTTGCTTGCAGAAATAAGGAAGTTTAGCCATTAATTTTCACTACTTTCTTCTCAAACACAATAGAGAGATTTAAAATAAGGGAATGCAGATTTATTTTCTTCGGTAAAGTCTTCAGATCCGATAAAAGAATGTTTGATTGCCATCTTAGCAATAGATTCTCTTTGTTTAGGATCTGCTCCATTATCTAAAAGATATTTAGCAATAACAAATTGACCATGCTTCAATGCATTATAATAAGGCCAATTACCATAACAATCTACCTTAGCTCCTAGAGAGTGCAAATATTTTACAATCTCTAAATCTAGCTTAGCAGCTTCATTAAATCCTAGTTCATCTCCGACATTACCAAAGTTTTCATATAATGGTTTGATATTATGCTCATTAGCGAACTCTACTAACATTTTCAAACCATCTAAGTTTTTGCAATAAATAGCATCCATCATAATATCTTCTATACGGAAAGATCTATTAATTGTTTTATAATTATCATATACTACAGTCATTACCTTCTTGACTACAGATTTCTTTGCTTTTGGAGATTGAATAACCGCAGATAATACATCTTCATCTAAAGAAGAAGAATGAATTAGAATTAAAGAATTGATTATGGTATCTAATCCTTTATCTAATACCTCAGCCCATAAGAAAGGATTATTATAAAACTTTTTATGTTTTACAATGAAAGGTTTCTTTTCTTTAAATTCTTCAGTATTAATGTCTTTCTCCATAGAGGATTTGTAATTGTAATCTCTATAATTAATACCATGAGCTAATAGACAACTCATAAGTTGACTGTCAGTGATAAGTGCTTCACCCATATTGACTCATCTCCTATTCTAAAAATATCTATTATAAGTAAGTCAAGGAAATAGAAAATACCCTAAGGAGAATTAACTCCTTAGGGAATTATTTTAGTTATTGCAATTATCGTTGCAAATACCAGCTCTTTCTTCCCAATCAGCACTCATATTAGTACCGAAGTTATTAAAGCGTCTATCTGCAAAAAGAATTAAACCATTCTTATACATTACTTCTTCATTGTCATGACAACCACATTGATTTTCATAACCATCTACTGGTACATCAAATTGCTTGATGACTTTAGGCATAGAAGTATTTACTCTATCAGCATTTTTAGCAATAGGTGTTGTATCAGCTTTAGAAGCAGTGATTACACCTTCAGAAGTATTACCTC